TTAGTTGTATTAACTTCTACTCCACTACCAACATCTGTAAAATTATCTGATGAGAAATCATCTTCATGAGTTAAATTACTGACTAATTTAGTGTAAATCTTTCTAGTATCTGTTTCTTCAAATCTTGAACCATCTGGTACGTCACTTGGGAATGGTACTGCTGCTGCTGGAGTTAATTCAGAACCTAATGCTGTAAGGTTTGAACCTGCTGTATAATTTCTACCGTTTGAAGCATTTTGTGCATAATATTGGTATTCTGTAATAGTGTCATTTAGACTTGATGGTACAAACTTACCTACGAGTTCATTAGATTGTGGAGTTGAACATGCTCCTGAACTTGTAGAATTTACAACATGAACTATTAATAATTTTTCTTCTCCTACAATATTAGAATGATATACAATATTAAAGTTATCTCCATCTCCTACTCCAGTATTTATTTCGTTTTGTGAACCTTGAGTATTATCAGAACCATAATTAGTATTATATCTTCTAGCATATTTACTACCTGTGCTTGTATTATTCATTCTAATCCATCTCATTGTATCTGCTCCAGATGGAAAACCATGATGAATTACTACATCAAATTTATTTGGTGTAATAGTTCCTGTACTGATTTTATTATCTGTACCTGTAACTGATAAGGTTGTGCTTCCTGCCTTTCCCCAAGCCATTAGTTACTACCCCACACTTTAATAAAACTTCCTGTATCATAATCTCCTGTTCCTGAATTATTAGCTGTTATATTTGTAATTTGTGAACCTGTCGTATCCCACTTTCCTACAAATTCCTGTCGATTTGGTGCGTTTCCTGCTCCTGCAGTTCCTTTACCAACTACATTTCCTATTAATAATTTTTCAGTTGCAGAATTATTAACAATAAACATATTGTAAAAATGTGGATTGGTTTGAGAAATCCATGATGATATTTCTGGATTATCTACTGCTGTTATTTCTGAACCTCCATTTTCACTTAATCTATATGAATAATTATCACCAGAATCAGAATTGAATCTTACCTTTACATTTGCACTTCCTGTTGGTTTTGTATAAAGTTGTACCCATAGATATTTCTTAGCTGTAATAGTTCCTGAATCTATTTGGTCTCCTGCACTAGATAATTCAACACTTGTTAATTCCTCCCAGAAATTATCAGTATCATTATCAGTATCCCAGCCAAGTACGACAACTTCTGAGCCTGAATTAAAAGTTCTACATGATGAATACATTCCTGTCTGAATTTGATTTATTACATTAGATGTATTTGTCCATTTGTCCACACTTTCCCATCTATTAGGTGCATTACCTGCTCCTGAACCTGTTCCACGACCAACACCATTATGTATAGATAATTTTTCCTTACTATCTAAATTTGCTAAATATGATACAATAAATTTTTCTCCTGTTTCTCCTGCATCTCCATATGTTCCTTGTGTGTCTTTACAGTCTTGTGTAACACCTGAAGCTCCATTTGCTGAATATCTATATGAATAATTAGAACCAGAATCATAACTACCATTTCCTAGCCTTTGAAAAACATTTCCCCAATCATTTGAATCTGTAATATCAGTTAAAACCATATAATATCTCTTATCATCTAAACTTGCAACATCAATAGTAGCATTGGAACTACCTAGTGTGGTTCTTCCTATTTCTTTCCAGCCACCTGCTTCTGCTGGTGTTCCGTCTCCAGAGTTATAATCTGTACTTGTACCCTGTAGTCTACCACCAGAGTGATATGAAATGGTCATGCAATTTGAACCTCAACGGCTGCACCATTTTTGTGAATTACTGTAAAGACTCCTTCGTTGTTAGTATCAATTTTTTTAATGTAAATTTCTCTTTCTCCTGCTCCACTTGCTTCTGTTGCTATTGCTGTTCCAACATCTATACCTGTTCCTGAAGTTCCTGTTCCTTTGTATGATGTACTGTTTTGGTTTGTATATGCATGTGTTGCTGTTGCTCCTCCACCTCCAGATCCCCATACCAATCCAGTTGCTGTGGAACTATCTGCTTTTAATACTTCGCCATCTGATCCGACTCCTAGCCTGGCATTTCCTGTATCATAGGTATAGACATCTCCTTTCGTAGTAAGAGGACTTGCTTCAGCGGCAGCTTGAAATGTTGGTGCGGCTCCTGCACCATTACTTGTTAATACATGGGTTGCTGTTCCTACTGCTACTGCTGCTGGATCTCCATTAGTATCATAAGTGATTAATTCTCCATCTGTACCACCAGCCATCTTTGCTAATGTTACTGCATTATCTGCTATTGTCAACGCTCCACTACCTGTAACATCTCCTGTGTGAGTTGCATTTGTTACCTTTGCTGTGTTAGCTGCCACTGTTGTGTTGTTTGCCACCTCTGTGTCAAAGTCTGAAATTGTTGATGCTGCTTGAGAGCCTGAATGATTTGCTCTTGCAAATGGGTCAGCTATTAAGTTATTCTCTACTCTAATCCAATGTGTTAATAATGTTGGACAATCTTGTTTTGAAATAATAGAGTCCCCGGCCTGTATTGCTTCTGTGAAGAAATTACCTGCTACTGATACAACATATTGGTCACCTTTCTTTATACAAGAAATTGGTGAAGAGTCTAAATCAGGGGAATTAGTATTAGCATTATAATCACCTTTTAATGTAACACCACCAGTTACGGTAACTGGAGTTGATGTATCTAATGTACAAGAAGCGTCTAATGAACCCATTAGTTTTCACCCCTATGCCAGATTCTAACAGTTCCTTGATTACTGCTTGATGTGGCTTTTATTCTAACCACAACTCTGGTATAAGGGTTGCTTAAAGTTTCAACTGCTGGGGCTGCACCTGCTGTTTGAGCAGTAGTTGTTTTTATTTGAACCCAACCATTATCATAGTCAGTATCTGCTGTTCCAGTTAGTGCTGTTACTGGATTACTATTCAGATTTCCCCAAATATCATAATCTATGCTGTTTGAACCATGTGTATTAAAAATCGAAAATATTGATTCTCTTATTCCTCTTGTATCGATATCTAATACAATTGCAAAAGAATCGGTTGAAGTAACATCTATATTTTTACTATAACTACCAATTAAAGATCCATTACTGGCATCTACCCTTTCTCTAGTATAATCTGCCTGAGCCATACTCATATAAAGGTATTTTAATATATAAGGTTTGTGACTAGTATATAATAATTCTTAAAAATAAAAAAGGTTAGTAACCTGTTACACGAACACGAATAGTCATACTATTCACTGCGGTGTCAGCGTTATCTAATTCTTCAAATGCTACAACTGTTGCTGTAGAACTTGTTGGTGTATGACCATAAGCTTTAAATTTTCCTGTGGCTGCTGCTCCAGCTGCTGCTGGTGCGTATTGCAATAGTAGTCCTTTGTTGCTATGAAGCACTTCTGCCCCTATAACTACATCGATTCTACCGCCCAAAGAAAGGTCAACTGTATTACCGTTTGTTGCGTAATTATCTGATCCACCATATGTAACATCTACAATGGTTGATTTCAATTTTGAAGTCAATTCGCTTTGTACGGCTAGAGTTTTTCCTGTTAGACTCTTATGGTCTGAATTCTGTGCGACTGTGATTGCCATATATAAATGTAGTATTAATGGTATATAAAGTATAGTGTCCCCTTGAGGGTAATTAAATAAAAAAATACCTAAACTCGAAAGTTTTCGGTGTATGTCTAGAGTTTAATATCTCTAATTTTACCTTGAGCGATGAAACTTCTACAAACGGTTTCACCCATAGTTCTGAATACACCTTTCTCAACGAATGCATTGTTGATGAATGGGTAACCTGGACTTCTACGGGTTGCTTCGTAATACTCAGTTGGAATTGATACCATGATACCTAATCTTGGGTAACCATATCCTTCTGCATCAGATGTATCTAATGCAAATAGTCTTCCTACCTCGTCTGAATCACTAGCATTGCTTGGTGAATCTTTGGTTGGAATGAATGGAACTCCATAGACAGAGTCTACATGAATACCTACACCTGTTCCTTTGAATGTCTGAATACCGTTTACATCTACTTGAACTAATGCTTCACCGTATGGATTTGCAATACGGACTGAAGGCATGTACAAGCCTTGTATTTCGGAATAGACTTCATGGGAACCTAGGAATACATTTGGATCTTTACCAGCTTTCTTACGGATATTTCTGAGGAATACTCTTAATACATCATCAGTCATAATACCATTGGTACCTAAGGTTCCAGATGGTGAACTAACTGTTGAATCGTATGTTGATGAGCTATCTCTATCGATAACTGCACCAGAGCTTCCCTTCCAAGGATCATAGTTATCTGTACTATTTGAACCTTGTAAGTTGCCTTCTGCTTGACTTGAAACAATTCTGTCTAATGTCTCCCAATTAAGTGAGCCAGTATGAACTGCACAAGCTGCTGCTGCTCCGGCTTCTACATCAGAAAGTAACATTCTGTTTAGCAATTCTTTGTGCTGAACTGCCATGAATAGTCTAAGTGAACCTAGACCACCCCAAATGTCGTCTTTACTGTGTGTTGCCAACCATTCCATTACTTCTGAAGCACTGAAAGGTAGTTGAGCAGTTTTTGGTCTTACATCAATTTCTGCAAGTGTTGGTTTGATTGTGTCTGCGATGAGTCCTCCTTCTGCAGTACCACCTAATGCGGTGTTATTACAGGTTCCTGCATCGGCAAGTGTGTCTGCCTTGGCAGTGATAACCCTCCATCCACTCTTATCCCACGGATACTTTGGTAAGATACCGAAGGCATTGGCTTCAAGGTTTAATTGAGCCCAGGCATATGCACCAAAAATGGCGTTGAATGTACCTGTAGTGGAAGTAGTGATAGGAGCATCTGCTTTCCTAAGTGTGTTTCGGTTATAACCATAATAAAGTGCTTCTAGTTCATCAATAGTTTGAATTTTTACCATTGTGATACCTCACTTTCATCTGGTGCACCGAAGTCTCCTTTGAGAATACGTTTACCGACTACACTTAAACTTTCATAACCTTCTGCTCGTGCGGCTTTTAACACCTCACTAGTTTGTCTACCAGTAGATTTCTCTACGGTTTCCAAAGCTGCACCTGGTCTTGGAGTTTCAGTGGTGAATACTTGTTCTTCCTGAGTATAGCTTTTCTCTTGCATGCTTAGATTGTTTGTATCAGTTTCGGTTTTATTTTCCTCATCTGATTCTTTCAAACTTGCTTGCTGAGAATTACTTTGGTAAGTATCTGGGACTTTGGTTTTAGCACCAATATCATCTTCTGCTGATACTTTTGGTTTCAACGGAAGATCAGTTGGTTCTTCTAGAGCTTTTAGTCTAGATTCCATACCATCTACTTTAGTACCGACATTTATGATCTCAGATTTGAGTCCATTAATATCGAAGCCTTTGATTGTCTCTGTCAGAGCAATTAAAGAAGCGTCAAAACTAGATTTCTCTAATTTTTCTTCTTCTTCTTCATCGTCTCGTATTTTCTCGTCAGTCATGTTATATTTATATAAACATTTCTAGGTATATAAAGATATCTTTATATAGTCAAAGTTTAAGTTTTAAATTCAAAGTATCTAATATAATTGTTGCTTTTGATAATCCTTTAGGAGTCTCTTGTTCTTTGGCTGCTTCTTTATCTTCATCTTCTCTATTTCTTGAATTATTACCTGTGTCTTCTCCACCTGCATAGTCTTCTTCTATTACTACTCTTGGATTGTCTTTAGCTCCTGTATCTTGTTGTGAATTATCATAGGAGGCTCCCGCCCTAACACCACCTGAACCATGGCCTTGGTCATTTATATTGGTTGATTTATGTGATTGTGCCTCTCCTTGAAATTGATTCAATCCATGATTATATTTTTTATCATTCATTTCACTTTCATGTGGTCCGTCTTCACTATTATTATGAGTCTGTGATCCAACAACACTTGATGGTGGAACGTCACCCAATACCATTGCACGGTGTTCATCTGTAGAGGCAAATGTGCCAGGTTTTTGTATGGATTCACCAGGACACCATCCTGCTGGGTTAATTTTATTATATTCCGGACTAGTTTCTGATTTATTCTCAAAAGATTCAGCTGGGGGATCATTATCAAGTCTAAATTTATCTTTAATACCATCCTCTGCATTATTAGCAGCCAATTGAGGATCACCTGCGTTTTTATGTGATTCTCTATCAACATTAATCTGTGAACAATATCCCGATCTTGCTGTTATTCGTGGTTCATTTAATTTACCTTGTTGTGGATCGTTCCACCTTTCTCCTAATTCTTTTAAATGTGTAGGGTTCTTTGGATCAAATTTAACTCCTTCTGGTTTTCCACTATAAACATTACCTGATTCCTTCTTTACTCCTTCTGCACCATCTGCATTGGTTGGTCTATTAACATGTTTAGGCTGATTAACATCATGAATTGATGTTGATTCGTTATAATCACATGTTTCTCCGGGCTCTCTACCAGCAAAACCACCTCTACCAGGTTCAGTATAAGTACGTGCATCAGTATTAGTTTTACATATAGGTGGATCTGGATCATACGGATCTTCACGTTGTTCAGAATCAATTTCTAATTGTAATTTTCTTTGTTTAGGTGTTAAACCTGGATATTTTAGTTTTTTTACTGTATCTTCTCCGGTTGCGGCTGTCTTATAATCAGGACCGTGATCATTTCCGTTAAAGTCCTCTGAATTAAACATATCAGTATGTGATGCTTTTGGAAACTGTTTACTGTTATGTGCGTGTGTTTCATTTTCTCCCACATTGTTTGTATAATTATCAAAACTAACTGAATCTGGTTTGTTTGTATGTATATGTCTTCTTAGTGTTCTACTCTGTGCATCAGATAATGGTTTATGTGAATGTACATTAAGGTCTGTCTTTTCTCCTATGTTTGAATGTACAACTCTTGCTGTTCCTGTATTATGTAAATAACTATTTAATCCTTTATGACCTAAACCAGTTACAGTTTCTTCATGACCAGTTGTTAATTCATTTGTTATTCTACCATCTGAGGTTACAAAATGTCTACCAGTTATATTGTTACTTGTTCCTGTATGAGCATGTAATTTATCATCCTTTGTTAAATCGTTTAATATTGCCTGTACTTCATCAAATGAATATTTTCTATCTTTGTCATTTCTGTTTAGAAACGCCTTAAATAATTCTTTTTGTTTCTTTAGTTTTTTTTTAGGATCTTCATATTCTCTAACTACTTCATCAGTGTTATAACATGTAGCTTTCTCTTTTTTTCCCCTCTTTCCTCCCTGTCGTTTTCTATTAGAATCTGCTAATGGATTATTTTTGGTTCCACCACCATAGTTGGTACTGGTGACGGATCCACTTGTTTCTTGACCTTTATCATCTAATATTTTCTCATATTTTATTTCTGATAGATCACGTAATCTTTCATACCTATTAGCGGTTCTTGATGAGATTCCCCTAGTACGTGGCTTTCTTGTCATTCTTGCACCCATTGCTTGTCTTCCAAATTTTTGTGAGTTGTCCAAGTCATTTTGCGGTTGTCTAGTTTTTGGTATTGTCTCTATCCATCTGTTTGTTAAAGCATCTTTTTCTAAACCTTGTGTTTTTAATAGGAAATCCTCCCTTAATAAATCTAAATTCAATGATGTTAATTTCCTTGCATAATCTGCTGATAACTCATCATGATATCCACGTTCAGTTACCACTGGATGTTTTACTTTATTATCACCAGATATATGTGCTGCTTGTTGTTCCTCTCTAAATGCATTTTTTTCTGGATGTGTTTTACTAGGGGCACCCTTATCACCAAGATCTTCTAAATTACCATCCCTACTTTCATGCTCTATATCAGATGCATATTTAAACTCCTTATTTGGGTTTTTTAAAAATTTTTTACCATCACCGGATACTTGTGCCTCATTCATTATATCGTTAACATTTGTTGTTTTTTTATTATTTGGTCTACTTCTATTTGGATCATTATATATTATATCGGATTTTATCTTGAATAATATATTTAATATATCTAATGATTTAGTAAAATTATTAATATATCTTTCAGTTGGTATTGTTATCTTACCCATTCCTCCTGGTTTTCTTGCAGGTTTATTCGTACTATCTATTGTGGTTAAACCTGTTTCCTTATCATGTGTTATGGTTGGACTCCATTTTATGTTTTTACCTCCAACTTTTGGCTTTTTTCTATCGTTTTCCAATCTTGCTTGTCTTGCATTTATCTGTTCTTGTGTTAGATTTGTGGTATCTGATACTGAACCCATTGGTGTTACTATAGTACTGTATCTTCCTGGTTTATCTTTTACACCTTCCTTCTTTGGTTTTTTAGATAATATCTTTGGTATTTTATTACCATATTTATCTGTCTTATCTCCCTGTTCATTTGTTTCAGTAAATTTAGAACCACCTGGATTTTCATAATCTTTTAATGGTTTATCCTTCTCAATTTCTTCTAATTTACCGTCAGTTAAGTCTTCTAATGGTTCTTCAGCACTGATTGTTTTTTCGTCTTTAACAATAGGTGTTCCTGGACACTGATCAACATCTACTTCTGATATTGGACCATGTTCTGCTGAATCTGCAACTTTACTGGCCTTCATGGCATGCACTTTATCTTCATCTATTGTTGCCATTTCAGCAACTGAATCTTCATCTTTTGGGTCAAGGTCCTTAAATCCTGGGTATTTATCAACTACATTAACATCTGAACCTAGAGAATTTCCTAAATCACCAGATTCATCAATAGCATCCATTCTATTACCTGTGACACCAGGTAGATTTTCTTCTCCTGGTTCTGCTCTAATAAAACGTGTACTACCAATTCTTGATTTAGGTATTCCTTTTGATGTTCCATGGTAAGTCGCACCACTATCCTGGTTTGATCCATGACTACGTTCTGCCTCTAATTCCTCAGATGATAGCTTCTTCCGAAATCCATCTGCCTGTCCGTCTCTACCCTCTGGGACATTCTCACCGGTTACATCTGATAATGGTTCATATTTACTTACATCATTTTTTGTTGTTCTAATACCTTCAGTTTTTCCGTCTTTATCTGGATGTTTTTCATGTTTCCATTCATCTAAAACAGTGACTTGTGTGTTTTCATCTTCATCATCTTCTATCTTAATAAGTGAGTCTTTATCTACATAACATTTGAATTTATCACATCTAATACACATGGTACCATCTCCTCTATCTTTTGAGTTACCTGCCATTGCCTTTGCTATTTGATTATGCTGTGTAATTAATGCTAATGGTACGGCTGGTTCTTCACATACTGCTACTTCATATTGTTCTAAATCTTTTAATGAATATGCTACTGATCCGTCTTTTTGCATGATGGGGGTTCTATTACTCTTAGTAGCCCCTCCAAATGAAAGTCCCTTATACTTGCCTGATTTAATTGAATTCCAAATCTCATTATCTAACTCATAATCCTTAAAAATTTCACCTTGTACTGATATTGCTGGATACACTTTACCATCTGAATCAGTTACTGTTGTTGAACCAAAATTAATTCCTTGTCCTACTACTCTATTAGAATGTGTATCTGTAATAGGTCCTCCCCGTGCAATCCAAATAGGTAACACTTTAAGTAGTTCATCACGTACGGTTATCTCTCCCTGTCTATCTTTCATCTCAACAGTTAGTATACCTTCGAACAACCGTCTATTACTGTCGGTTGCGGTAAGGTTCTTTGTAACTAGTTTAGAAAAAAATAAGTGTTCCCCCATAGAGATTTATATAGCATAATACTATTTAATAATTACCCTATGATACAGGAGCCACGGAGTTTCTGTTCTTTATTACGTCAGCAGTAAGAATCAATCCAATTGGTGCTAGAACTAATGCTAGTCCCTGTGTGTCATCAACTGGTACTTTATCCAATCCCACGAACAAACCAACTAATGCTGTGTATGCCCATAGTGCGTGATATCTTAGTCTGCCGGCTAATTCGAATACCATACTAATCACACGTTAAAGGGTTATATAAACTTTTTAATAGTCCTCAGTCAGTATATCCTTTGTAATCTCTTCAAATGCGGTATCCATGTCAGGGTGTGCTTCCTTGTTTTTCTTATCTAATCTTTTTGATAATATTACTACGGCCTTTCGTAATCTTAATGAATCTGTTTTACATTTTCTGTCTAAATCATCCAATTTATCTGATATTTTATCTATTTCACTCTGATTATTAATTATTTCCTGCTTTCTACCTCTAAAATAATTTAAAATATATGCAGATACACCTGTTATCACGAATAATATAGCACCTGCTATAATATCTCCTATATAGTCTATTTCCATACTATATTAATCATTTAAATGTATTTAAAGAATGGGTATGAGTTCATTACTTTCTATTAGTTCAATTATCATGAATCTATTATTCATTATTGATATTGTGAATTCATCTATTATATTTGGATGTATCATGAAGTAGCCACAACCCCAACATAATTTTATTATATATGATTTTGTATATAACTCATCATACTCATCTATTTCACGATCTATCTTATACATTGATATACGCCTATTGCATTTTTTGCAAGGCTGGTTATACATACACTTATATTGTTGGTTTAGATATATAAAGTATGGTAAATGCATCAGTGTATGCTTATGAGAATTTAGAAGAGTATATGAAATTATACCCAAAAGGACAGGATGTTATTACAGAGAATCACCTATCTGCATTATATATAAACAATAAAAGTGTGGTGTTTGTTAGTGATACAAGGGATAAGGCATCAGGGTATAGGCCAGATTTTTCAAAAAGTATGGTGTATTTTGATAACGGTGAAAAAGCATTTGAGAAGTATATTGATCAATTTGAACATGTAACAGATGTAAAGGTAAAAGATAATATGATTGTATTTTCAGGGTTAGAGGTTGATCATATATTTGCTATTGCAAGAAAAGTTGGTGATATTAAAAATGATAATGTTAGAGGTTATATATTATTTGATGATAGTAAACCAAGAGTTAATGTTATTATGAATCCTGTAAAATAATTATTTTCTATAATGTCTTGTAAATCCTTCTGAAAACAAATAATCCTTACCCATTCTACGTCTCATTGATTTCCAAAATGGGTCCACTTTTGTAGTTCCTCCAGCACGTCTGAAATCTCTAAGTCTTTCCCTTACCTTATAATGACATTCATAACAAAGCCTTGCATTTATCTGTTTAATATCCCAATCATATTTACCACAAAACATACACATATCCCATCCTTTATCTGCAACTGTAACTAGAGTAAATTCCTTACCTCTATTTCTACGACAGTGTGGACATGCATTAAACAGTGTAGCTGACACTGCTTTCTTCTTTTCACATTTCCAACAAAACCCTTCTTTATGATTGTTTACTGCTTTTTGTTCGTCTTTTTGATGCATCTTCCATAATGCGTCACCAGCAGCAGTTCCACCTGTATTTACATCTAATTTATCTGCTAA